AGATTATCTTACCTTCTGGGTAGGCGGTGAAAACCTGAAACTCAAGAGGTCTGAAGTCAGATGGAGAAAATCCACCTCCGTCACAATCATGGATGAAAAAATCATCCCGGCGGCATTCAAGAAGCAGAAAATCACGGAGGTCGTCGATAAGGCAGGCATCAAAGACGCTTTGAAGAAAGGCAATTTTGTAGATGGTGCCGTCTTGACTGAAAAGCAGAATATCCAAATCAAATGAAAGGAGAAAAGGATATGAATTTCAAGGTATCTACGGGAATCGTAGAAAGGCCCCTGAAAGTCGTCTTGTACGGCGTCGAGGGCATCGGGAAGACTACATTTGCATCAAAGTTTCCAAAGCCGTTATTCATCGACCTGGATAATGGGTCAGCAAGAATCGACGTAAACCGCATCCAGGGCGTGGAAACATGGGAGGATCTCCTCTCTATTGTGCAGGATTTCTCTGAAAGTACAGGGAATCCTTATCAGACACTGGTCATTGATACTGCTGATGCAGCTGCAAGGCTCTGTGAAGCTTATGTAATCAAAACGAAAGCTTCGAAGGGGCAGACCAGTATGGAGGACTTCGGATACGGCAGAGGATACAAGATTCTGGCGGAAGAATTCTCCAAGCTGATGATCTGGCTCGAAAGATGCGTAGACCGCGGTTACAACGTGGTCGTTCTGGCTCATGCCATCATGCGGACAGTCACGCTTCCAGATGCTACCGGCAACTATGACCACTGGGAACTGAAACTCCCCGGAAGCTCTGTCAACAAGCTGGGCCCTCTTCTCAAAGAATGGTCAGACCTTCTTCTGTTTGCTGATTACAAGACGATCCTGATTGATGCAAATGATGGATTTGGCAGCAAGAAGAAAGCGAAAGGCGGGCGCCGTGTCATGTACACGACACATACACCGTTTGCCGATGCAAAAAACCGCTTTGGACTCGATGACATGCTTGATTTCGACTATGACAAGATTTCACGGCTTGTCCCGGCTAATGTGATACCAGAAGAGCCGGCAAAGCCAAACCCAGAAACCAAGCCAGAACCAAAGCCAGAACCAAAGGCGGAAGCCAAGCCTAAACAGACCAGGAAGAAGAAACAGCCGGCAGTACATGAGAAAGAGCCGTCTGAGGCGCTCAAGAAATTGTATGCGCTGATGGATGAGGCAAACATCAAGGAAAAAGATGTGATTGATGCTCTCGTTCTTAAAGGCATCTGCCTCAGCACAGCCAAACTGTCTGATTTCAATGATGGATTTATCGAAACAAATCTGGTCGCACCGTGGGAAGGCGTGAAGCACTTCATCCTCGAAACCATGCCATTTTAATTAAAAGGAGAATACAAACTATGAATACTAAGGCTATTGAATCACAGGTAAACGGACAGAATACAGCGCAGGGATTTGATCAGTTCGGCTCTGCTTCCATCGGATGGAACGCCAAGCTGGAAGATGTGCCGGAAGACGAAAGCCACAGCCTGTACCGCCTCCTCCCGGAGGGTGACTACGACTTCACTGTCGAAGATGTCAATTACGGAAGAACGAAGACAGGAAACAACATGGTCGTAGTGAAGCTCATCATCAAGGTCCCGGGTGAAAATGATGTCCATGTCGATGACCGTCTGATCTTCACTGTCAAAGCACAATGGAAGCTGGTTTCCTTCTTCAAATCCATCGGACTTTTCGAAGAGGCCCAGACGAGCGGCATGAACTGGGACCACGTTCCGGACCGCTCCGGACGTCTCACGCTGAAGCACAGGGTATACAACGAAAAGACCTACAATCAGGTAGTAAAATACCTGTTCACGACAACTCCGGCAGTCACAAAGCCAAATCAGCAGCCTGCAACGGTCGAATGGTAAAAGGCCATGGCAAGCGGGAAATTTGACCTTGTTCCCTTACTTGCTTATATCGATCCAGATGAATCCTATGAAACGTGGATACAAGTAGGAATGGCCCTCAAGCACGAGGGCTATTCTCTCCCCATCTGGGAAGACTGGTCAAGAAAAGGGAATAAGTTTCATGACGGGGAATGTTCCAGGAAATGGGACTCTTTCGGAGAAGAAACAGACACCATCGTAACAGGAGCAACAATCACCAATCTGGCAAAATCTGGCGGATGGAAGAATGAGGACTCACCAATCACAATGAATGCAAGGCTTCCGGATGCCCTCACTATACTTGACCCTGAATATATAGAGCCAGAGCAGCTGAAAGTACCGACGGACACAGCATGGACTAACAAGGCCCGCGCTGAGGAACTGATCAATTACGTCAAAGCCTTATTCGATGATGATGAAATTGTCAGTTACACAACGAAATCATTCAAGGATAAAGACGGCAAATTCAAGCCGATTGAAGAAGGCCTGCACATATACGCAGGGGATATGGTCAAACGACTGAAGCAGTACGGACGCATCGACCTGGCTATCGGTTCCCAGACGATTTCCAGTGATGAAGATGACAGCCCTCTTTCCGGAGGTGCCTGGATCCGCTTCAATCCGATGAATGGAAACGGGGCAAAGAATTCTGATGTAACGTCTTACCGGTACACTCTGATCGAATCTGACAAGATGTCAGTATCCAAGCAGATAGCCATGATTAGAGCATTGGAGCTTCCGGTAGCAGCACTGGTTTATTCTGGCGGTAAATCTGTCCATGCCATTGTCCGTGTAGATGCTGACACATTCAAGGAATATCAGCAGCGTGTGCAGTTCATCTATGAAATCTGCGAGAAGAACGGATTCAAAGTCGATACGCAGAACAAGAATCCTTCTAGGCTTTCCAGAATGCCAGGCGAATACAGGGGCGATAAGAAACAGTTCTTAATCGCCACAAACATCGGGCATGGCTCTTATAAGGAATGGCTCGAGTATGTGGAGGAAGCAGCTGATGACCTGCCTCCATTCACAGACCTGGAAGAAGTATTCAGTAATCCTCCGGAGCTTGCTCCCGAGCTGATCCATGGCGTTCTTAGACAGGGACACAAGATGCTTTTCGTCGGGCCGTCGAAAGCAGGGAAATCGTTCGCTTTGATTGAATTGGCGATAGCGATTGCAGAAGGCGGTACGTGGCTGGACTTCCAATGCAGTCAGGGCAAGGTTTTGTATATCAATCTGGAAATCGACAGCGCCTCATGCATCCACCGTTTCATTGATGTATATAACGCGCTGGGCATGCCGCCAGAAAACCTGCAGAACATTGAAATCTGGAATCTGAGAGGAGCGGCCATCCCGATGGACAAACTCGCGCCAAAAATCATATGCCGGGCGAAGAAATACGGATTCAAAGCAATCATCATTGACCCTATCTACAAAGTCATCATGGGCGATGAGAACGCAGCGGGGGATATGGCAAAATTCTGCAACCAGTTCGACCTGCTCTGCCGTGACCTCGGATGCAGTACGATTTACTGTCATCATCACAGCAAAGGCCCGCAAGGACAGAAGAAAGCCATGGACAGGGCGAGCGGATCCGGCGTATTCGCAAGAGACCCGGATGCCGTCCTCGACGTGACACCGCTGTCTGTCAAAGAAGAAACTGGACAACTCAACGCATTCAAGGTTTCTGGAATCCTCCGTGAATTTCCTCCGTTCAAGGAATTCTGCATTGTTTATCACTATCCGATCCACACTGTTGACCATTCCGGGTTCCTGGATATGGCAGCCGTCGAAGGCAGTCTGGAAGACCTTCGGGAGCGTGGGCGAGACAGCAGCCGAAAAGTCAGAGAGGCAGGAAAGAATTCACGCCGGGAACAGATCGTTCTTTTGATTGAAGGAGCGTTGTCGAGCGGAAATCAAATCACGCAGAAGCAACTGGCAGAACGCTTTAACTGTTCTATTCGTACCATTAGAAACGATTTAACAGAAATCAATACGCCTCTTGAGGTTTATAAAACAGACATGCTCGGGGCAATTACTAGAGTCAGATAATTTGTAAGTTTAGGCACTTTATCGGAATTAGTTTAGGCGGAAATTTGTATATAAGAAAAACTATAAATTTCCTACCTGAATTTCCTACCTGAAAAAGGTAAGGTTTCAATACGTAAAGAGAGCGCTTATAAAAGCGCGCTCTCTTCACTGTTATATTAAAACCTTTTTTACAGATTTCCGGGATTAGGTACTGCCAAGATGAAAAAGGAGGAAGTATGACGAATATTAAATATTATGATTTAGTTGAAGAAATCAGAACGGAAACAAAATTTATGGTGATTGTGAGAGGGTTTGGGGTAGATGGGTCGATTGATGCAATTACCCATGCAATCAATAAAGCATCATTCAAGGCGGTTAAAGTAAAATGAAAGGAGGCAAGAAAAAATGAATATCAGACATCAAAATTATTACACATGGCGAGGGCGTGAATGCAGGAAGATTATCGAGGAACTGACTGCCGGCAGCCGGGGACCGGAAGGATACTATATTGGAAACATCGTGAAGTATCTCTACCGCTACAAATGGAAGAATGGCATTGAAGATTTGAAGAAAGCGGAAGAGTATCTCCATCTTCTTATCGCGTATAACGTGGAAAACGAGCGGATCCGCCAGAGTGTTATGGAGAGGAAATAGGGAATGGAATTCATTGTAGAAGGGGACCCGGTCGGAAAGGCCCGGCCACGGTTTTCTAGAAGGAGCGGAACGGTGTATACGCCATCTGCTACAAAGAAGAAAGAACAGGAGATTGAAAAGGCCTGGAGATCTGGCGGTTATATGATGTTT